GCGATCTCGGCGACAGCCAGCTTGTGCTTGTGGATCCGACCAGGAGGCAGTGTGGGGTCGGAAGGCCCGAGGCTGCCGCGGACATAGGACGTCAGGCCTGAGCCGGCCTGAGGATCCCAGCCGAGGTGCACGTCGTACTGGATGCCGGCCACCTCACGGCGAAGTAGCTCGAAGCTGTAGTGGATCGATCCGACGTCGCAGGTGAACGTATCTCCTACGGTGCTGTGATGGTCGACGTAGACCTGGCCGCCGGCGGTGTCTTGCCATTTGGTTTCAAGAGTCGACAAGGCATCCTTGGCCGCCTGTTGGCTGTGCTCGTTGCGGTAGTACCCGATGCCAGGGATAGACGGGTTAGGCACCCCGCCGTCGTCCTTTAGTCTCAAAGCGGTCTGCGGGTCGTTCCGGTAGACGTACCACACACCGTAAGGGAACGGCGCCGACCAATGGATTGCACTAACTGTTTCAGCCCACAGCGGACCCATCTCATTCAACGCTGCCCGACATTTCGCGTCGAACCGGCTGTACAGGACGTTCAGGTTGTAGGCCGTGAACATCTTGTCCTTTCTGTCGATGGCGTAGGGCATGGGTCAGTAGAACCAGGACTCCTCGGAGGTCTGCACCGTTGTCGACATCACCGGGGTCTTCAGGGTCGTGCCGTTGGCGTTCTGCTCGACCCGTTGGCCAGGCCCGGCGACAAGCTGGACCCGTCGAACGGCCTCGATGAGCTGGTTGATGGCCCGGGCATGATCTGCCTTAAGGCCGGTCTCGGCCAGTTTGGAGGGCAGTTGGATGGCCATGGCTGGTTAGATCTCGCAGAACTGGGCGAAGATCTTTACGGAGCTGTTGCTGGCTTTGACGTACATCGTAGCGTCGACCCACGGGATCAGGATGAACTGCCCGGCTGGGATCTGGAACGAGTACGGTGAGGAAGGCCCGATAGAGACCGGGTTAACTAGGTCTAGGTTGACCACTAGGAGGCGATAGGGTGTAGACAGATCAGCGGTGAGGTCCAGAACCTCGTCGCTTGTACCGACCACCTGGGTCTGCTGCCCCATGTCGGTGCCGGTCATGTTGGCAATCGCGCTGTAGGACAGTGAGTTGATTACGGCGCCGCCCTTGGAGGCGTAAAGCCGCGCGGACATCTCGACTTCGTTTGCCATGGGGTTGGTGCGTTAAATCTCGCAGAAGGTGGCCTGGATGGTCACCGCGGAGGTGTTGGCAATCAGGTAGAGGTTCGTGTTGATGTACGGGATCAGCATGGTCTCGCCTGCCGGTAAGCGCATCGTGCCGGCACCCGCGGCGAAGCCAGAGGTGAACGACAGCTCGACGTAGTTGGTTGAGTCTAGGTTGGAGATCAGCACCTTGTAGGGGCTGGTCACGTCGACAGGAACGTCTAGGGTCTCAGAAGACGCGGTGCCGATGGCCTGAGTCTGGCTGCCCATGTCGGTGCCGACCATGGTGGCGCTCTTGGTGTAGGTGACCGAGGGTAGGTAAGCGCCGTTTTTAGAGGCGTACAACCGGGCCGTCATTTGGATTTCGTCTGCCATAGTGTGTGTTTTTTAAAGGTTACTCAGAAGAACGGGTAAATCAGTGTGTCGTAAGGTGCGAAAGTCCATGCGATGACCTGCTCGACCTGGTTGGTTTTGTTGACCAGGCTAGTCGAGAAGTTGGTCTGCTTCCAGCCCCACACGGTGCCGAAGGGTGCTAATATTTGCCCCGTGGCCGGATCGGTTGGAACTCTAGGAAGCATTCTCGTCACCGCAAATGGCAGGTTCCAATTTACAGCAAACGATTCGGGCGTGTAGACAGGCGGGATTCCGTTGGGAACTTGAGGCAGGCCTAGGTTGCCGGAGAAAGTGGCTATTCTGGTCAGACTTACTCGAGCAATCGGGAAGGTGTCCTGGCCTCGGTAGAGCATCTGCCAGACTTTGTTAGCCATCGGGAAGGTGGTTGCGTTGCCCAGGTTGGTCTCGCTCTGCGATAGAAGCTCACCGTTCTTTGCTGCGGTCTCGATGACCGTCTTGTAGAGGTTTGGATTCCCTGTCGAGTTAGCCTCCTTGTCGACTGCCGGTAGAGCAAACACCGAAACATCGAGGTAGTCGGTGCGGAACTCGTAGCGGATGTCTGCTATTTCTCCAGGCAGCGGTGCCGACTGGTCTTGAATTGGTGTACCCGGGTCGTAGGAGTTGCCGCCGATTGTGACGGTGGCCTCGGAATACGGGCCGTCCTCGCGGATGCTGTACTTGGCGCCCAGGGCCACCCATTGGGCCGATGCGATGCGGAGGGTGTCCTTGTCGCCGCGGAAAACTAACTGCACCACCCGGCCGTTGCCGTTGTTGTCGTAGGCGCGGCTGACCTCGATGTACTCGAAGTTGTTTGGGTTTGGTGAGCCTTGAAGCGTTGCCATGTTATTCGACAGCCTGAGCTGTTCTGCCGGTGTTTACTCGGATTGCACGGGTCTCGTTGGTCTGGATCTTGATTTGACCCACCAGGGTGTTAACCCATCCAGGAGGCGCTTCCGTTGAGAACATTGAGGTCTCACGTTTTGCCCTGCTGTCTATTGTGCCAATGGTTCCGCGTTGGATCGGTAATGCCTCGAAACTTCTGTTAACGTCCTCAGGTGATGCAAACGCTTCTTGAAAGCTGGCTTTTAGAATTGATCCCTTGCCTCCCAGTGTTTGAAAGAAGCCAAGTAATCCATCTTCCATTGTCTCAGCATCTTTAGCGGCACGCTCAACTGCATCTGCAAAGAAGTTAATCTCAGGAACTGCTGACAGAATGATGGTCCGCTTTATCTCGTCTACGCGATCAGCCAATTTTCCAATAGAATCGATTTGCTCTTTTGAGATCAGATTGATCGGACCGATCTCCTTGATCTTAGCCATTGCACCCGCGGCCTTGAATGCCTTCTCACCGAGGATCGCAATCATAGCCGCCTGTGTCTGAGCATTGCTGCCTGCATCCTTGTGGGCCTGACCCATTCTTGAGATCAGGTCGATGTTCGAGATGCTCTTGTCGTTAAGTTCAGCGACTGAAAATCCAAGCGCTTGGAAGTATTCCCGGGCCTTTCCTCCCTCCTCAATAGCCTTGAGACGCTCCTGGCCGACTGCTGTGATCGACTTGGCCATGGCCTCGAAGGAAACACCCGTTTGGCCTGCCAGCACCTGGAGGCGCTGGACGTCGTCGGTGCTAATGTTGAGCTGCTCGGAAAGGTCTCCGATGGCGTCGACTGTCTCGACCACCTTTGAGACAAAAGAGCCAATGGCAGCAACAGACAGTGCCGCGCCTAACTGCATCCCAACGGATGACCGGAACTTGTCGGTCACGCTGGAGGCTCGTTTGAGGCCGCTTTCGTAGGCCGAACCGTCGAGGCCGAGCTTTGCAATAAGTGAGAAAATGGCCATTTGTTAGTTCCTTACCGTCTGCTGTTCTTGACCCAGGCGCCAGAGGGCATCGTTCTTATCGTTCCACAGCTCGACCTGACCGTGCATTTCTGCATTGGTCAGGAAGAACCTTTCGGCATCGGTCACCGGCATATTTAGAACCGTCTCCTCGGTAAATCCAATGTCGACCAGGCCAACCAGCAGCCTTTCGGGCCAGGGCATAGCGGCCTCCCTAGATCCTGAACCTGGCTGCCTCAGAACCTCGGGACAGTCGGATTTGTCGCCAATCCACTCCTGGAGGATTTGGCATTCCTTGACCAGGTCGGACTTGCTGACCTTCTTACGCATCAGCCGGAGAGGCACCCACCGGAACACCGAGGCCATGGTCTTGATCGACTCCTCGGCGGATTGGCTGCACACGACAACAGCCTCGACCAGGTCGTTAGCGCTGGCCCGGCCTCCGGTGACGAAAGGGGATCCCAGGCGGTGCAACAGGATGGCGTGGCCGACAGTAAAGGGCACCATGCGGAGCCCGATCACCATCGGACAGGCCTTGGCTGTTGCGCTTAGGATGGCGGCCAGGCTGCTCACACGTTTAGGGAGACAGCGGCAGCGGTGGTCAGGTTCTTGTACTTCTTTACGGTGATCGAGACCATGGCCTTGCCGCTCTGGGTCATTTTAACCGAGCCACCGCCGGCATAGATGAACCGGCCGGTGTTTAAGACGTCGGCTGTGCCCATCATCTTGATCACTGGAGCGCCGGTGATTGAAACCGTTCCATTGACCGGAGCCAGTGAACAGAAGGCCAGTGCGGCGGCTGCATTAGCGCCCGAGGGGATCAGATTCAGGTTGAGTGTCACCCGCTCATTGTAGCCGATGTGACCGACCACTTCTCCACCGCTGTTGCGAACCTCCTCGGTGTCGGCTTCGTGAGTCAGGTCGTAACTCTCAATCGACGCCAGGGCCGTGAATATAGGTGTCGAGTTATCGGTGTCTAACATGGTCACCGAAGCCGGTGAACCGAATTGGTATGCGAGTCCTTGTGAATTAGCCATGCGTGTGGGTGGTTAGGTGGTTGCGGAACAGTAGAGGGTGAAAGTCCTGGTGAACGTCCTGGACCGATTAGAGATTGAGGATGCACCAAAGTCCAGAGGTGCGGCGAATTGCGCCGTGAAGGGGCCGCTGGGATCGTTTGATGGCGCGTTAAGGGCAGAGGCCCCGGTGTCATCGAACAGCGGCAGGATCCGGTTGTCGAGCACCTGGACGGTGGTCAGCACGGCAGCCTCGTCGGTGTCGTCGGCCGAGAGTTGAAGCTCGACAGCAATCTCGACCTCGCAGGTTAAGTCGGTGCGCTGCATTGGTCTAGCTGAGTTGGTCGAGACTACCAGGCGTGGGAAGTTGGGCATGACGTCCTGGTCGTCGGGGTCGTCGTAGAGGCCGCGGCTGTAGGACGTCAGGCAGGTGGGTGTGCCGGCGCCGGAGGCCGACCAGTTGGCGGCCGCCAGGTAGTCGGCGACTGCAAGTTCAGCTCTTAGGGCGGCGGCGTTCATTTGATTGTGATCCCGTTGTCTTCGAGAACCTTGCCGTTGGCCAGGAGGGCCTCGGTCATGTGGTTTTCTAATTCTGCACGCTCGTCGTCAAGGGCTCGCTGCATGGCAGGATTGTAGATGGATTCGACTCGGTTGTATTGGTTGTCGGCGATGCCGGTACGCATCGAAACGAAAGCCGTTGGATTCCATCCTGGGACAGCCTGCAAACCGTGAGCAACAGTCCCCTTGTGAACAGCGACGTTTTCTTGAGGAAGACCGTACTGGTTGGCTAGAGCCACTAATGCAGCATTAGGTTTCTTTGGTGCTTTGTATCCCGGTGGCTTAGATAGCGGTTTCCATTTAGGGGAAGAATATTGACTGAATCCGCGGTTGTAGATGCGGATTGATTTCACAACCGCACTGCGAAGATATCCTACAGATCCAATGGCTTTCCGCATGAAAGACGACGCCGCTGTCTTCATCTTTTTCCCGTACAAGCCTCCAGCAAAATTCTTGGTTGGATCTTTTGCCGCCCTTGCTTGGACAATCAAATGAATCCTTTTCAGGATTCTTGAGGTTCCAACACGCTTGCCGGTCTTCTTAGACTTGCGGTTGATGTCACCTACGGGCGTGCCCAGGTAGTCGGCGATCCTGCGACGCTCCTGGCCCGGGCTCTTGGGCGGCACCAGGACGAACAGCCGGACCATCAGGTAGAAGAACCGGCTGTTGATGGCCTTGTGAAGGTCGCGGCTTGTCGTCAGCAGATACTGCTTCATGGCAGCGTCGAACTTGCTCGAGTCGACCGTCATGTTGACGACAGGCCTCACTTGGTCTTTGCCCCCAGCTCGAGGTTGTAGTAGGCGCCGGAGGCATCCACACGGCAGGACAGGATGCGGAGGGTGCGGCCTTGATAGACCAGAGTCCTGCCGACCACCGGCCTCGGCTTGCAGAAGGTTAGGGCGATGCGGTCGCTGTTCTCCTGGAGGATGAACTGGCCGTCCTCCTTGAGTAGCCGGGAAAAGGTCGTGCCCTGGTCGAGCGTGTAGAGCGTTGAGTCCATGGAGACCAGGGTGCTGTCGCAGGTCTTCCAGTCGCTGAACATGACCAGGATCCTCGAGGTCACATTGTCTTGAAAGCCACCGGAGATGGGCACGTTGGCATCGTTGACCGCTGCCGGGATGCACCGGATCGACGTCCCCTGCCAGATAAACATCGGCGCCCCCAGCATTTGCTGGAGCACTGCCATGCCCTGCTGGAGACTGGATCCGATGGTGGTCATCAGGCGGTAAAGTAAGTGCCGGAGACTATGAGCCGGCTGGTGGCCTGGAGATGGCCGGCTAGGCTATCGGCGGCTCCTGTCTCGAAGTGCGACAGCTCGAGGTAGCTGGTGCCGGCGATTAGGCGAGCGATGATGGCGGTCTTGGCCTGGTTGGTTCCGTTGGTCAGCCACACCGCGGCGGCGGCCTCGTAGGTCACGGCGTCTGGCAGCGACAGCCGGAGGTTGCCCGTGGCGGATCCGGTCACCGAGTTGACGGTGACATCCACAGTAAAGGTGGTCACACATCCGATGGTGGTGTGTCGGGCGGTGTTGGTGGTGATGGCGAAGGTGCGGCCACCGCCGGAGTCGATGAGGGTCGGCACCCAGGTCGTCGGTGTGACCAACGGCAGGGCGGCATACAGCTCGGTGAAGTTGTCGTTTATCTTCTCGCCGGCGCCGCGGAGGGTGTCCCCGGTGTTGTCGTTGGCGATGGTGCCGATGTTGATCGTTTGCTGGGCCATAGTTTTATTTCTTGGGTAGGACGTACCAGCCGGCCGGGAGGGTCACCCGGGATGGCCCGACCAGCTTCTTATCGGCATCGAAAGCATAGACGCTGGCCGTTGTAGGCTTGGCCAGCATCACCGGATCACCGGAAGGGACCAGGACCACCTTCGTCTGCTGGCAACCCAGGCAGATCGGCAACACGGCCAGCCAGATCGCTCTTGAGGGCCTCGGGAGCTTTGCCATGTTGCACATCGGTGGGTGGTGTTTCGCGGAACCAGTCGAGCAGAGCCTTGAGGATCTGATAGATCCAGTTCACGGCTTAGGAGCTTCGGCTTCCTTGGCATCCTTGGCCCAAATCAAGCCAATGCCAGCGGTTACCGCGGCAATGGTCGTAGTCAGGTCGAGGTTGGTTGTCGGGTCGTTATCGAAGACAGCCTTCAAGGCTCCTCCAATAGCAATCAGGATTGCACCAACACCAGCGAGAGTTGTTTTCGTGTTTTTCATTTGGATTTGAACAGCCTATAGGCTCCGTAGATGGCGCAGGCTAAGCCAATGAGCGCAGTGATAAGCTGAACCCAGTCGGTAAGCCACGGAATAAACGAAACAGCGGTGGCACCTGCCGCTGCTGCTAGGCTGAGTCCAGGGCTGGTGCTGCTGTTCGTTGGTTCCATTACTCAGTAGGCTGAACGGCTTCAACCACCGGATTCGCCGCTTTGTAAGCCTCCACAACCGCCGAGGTCCACAGCGCATTCGCGATATTCACCACCTCGGTTGGCTGACCAGTAAGGTCGTCACCGGGATTCAGCGTATACTGCGAGGTAATCTCAGAACCGACAACCGCGCCGTCGCTGTCGTAATCAATTCCGGTCGTGACGAACAACGAGTTGTTCTGGTTCACCTGCACTGCGACGATATTGACTGGTACGATCATTGGATGGTGGGGCTAGGGGTTTGAGCGGCGGCGTAGGCTGCGACAGCGGCAGGAGTCCAGACGGCGTTGGCAATAGCTACAACCTGCTCTGGCTGACCCGTAAGGTCGGAGCCGGGAGCGAGACAGTAGCGGCGGAAGGTGGAGGCTTTGACAACCTCGCCATCGACGATCTGGTCCGACAGGCGGACCTGAAGGACAGTTGAAGGAAGAACCTCGCAAAGCGAGAAAATGGTGCGTTCTGTTAGCATAGTAGTAATGGTTAAGATGCGCGATAGGTTACTTGAGAGGTAAACTCGTCACTAGTCCCCCATGTTGCTGGCGCGGTTGCGTTAAGTGTCGAAGAAAGAACGGTTGAACCACTGACGGTAAGTGCGCGAAAATCAAAAACAGTAGCAGAATTACGTGTAACAACACCAAGATACTGTCCAACACCAGACCTCAAAAGGTTTACATATCCAACAGCTATTGTATCAATGGAGAACGGAAGTCCTGAAATCGTCAAAACGCTGCTGGTTACAGACGTTGTTGATCCAAACGTAAGTTTGAACATAACTGAAACAATGTTTCCGATTTTTGTGTAAAAACCAGTAACCGATCCGTTTCCAAGAGTGACATTCTGAAACGATGGTGTCCACGTCCCCTCCTCGTAATCGTTCAGTAGCTCGGAGGTCATCGTTCCGCTGCCGCTCGCAGTCGCGGAGAAGTCGATGCCTTTGCCGGACGTACCCATCACTACGTTGCCGGTGGTTACAGACAGGTCGCCAGTGCTTAGGAGATAAAGGTTCTCGGCTCCATTTGCCGTGAACGAAAGCCGGTCGTTTAGATGGTCGTATCTTACTATTCCTTGGTTTGCAGCATCCGCATTGTCTCGGAAAACAATCTGTCCTAGTCGGGTCGTATCTGACCGAATAAAAATGTTTGTATCGGAAGCAGTGTTGTAGACATCGAACTTTCCGAGGGGAGCGGCACCAACGCCAACAGCACCTGTAAGCGTCGAAACACCCGTCACACCCAGCGTCGTCCCCACCGTAGCCGCGCCGGTGATACTGGCGGAGGCGAGAGTGGCGGTGCCGGATGCTCCGAGGATGTTGTTTACGCTGATCTTCTTAGTCGTACCAGATGCCGCCATCGACGTATCAGATACATCGACCACCGGAAACATATCGTTGACTGGATCAGCAGCCGTTAAGGCTGTTAGTGCTGTAATCTTTGAGTCTGCCATAGGTCAGTTGGATTGGATTGCGAGTTTAAAGAGGTCTTCCTGTTGCAGAAAACCAGCGTCTTCACGCAACAGAGAGTCGAAAGTGCCAAAGGTGATGACGAGTTTTCCGGTGCCGTCTTCTTGCAGAACAAAGAACTCGTCCTCTTGAAGAACATCTCGACGCAGCACTGGCGCATCAGTGCCACCGGCTTGACCGGCAAACAACCGATTGAGTGCTATGCCGATTGAGATCATTTAGGCTCGGGCGTTAAACGCTACGACAGAACCGGATGAGATTTGAAAGCCAGTGATGTTGCCCACCAGCGGAAAGCCAGCAGGAATGGTCTTGGAGGTCCAAGTGCCGGATATTCCAAATCCCGTAATGGAAGTGAACACCGTCGGCTCGGTTGGAATCAAGCCAGACCAGTTGCCGGTCTGAGCGGCGGTGCTAGTGACCAGCGCGAAGCCTTCTCGGCCCATGCTGTACTCAGTCGAAATGTCTGCTTGGACGGCCATAAAATTGTGTTTCGGTTAAAGGGAGGGTCACCAGCGTGTCCAGCGACCCTCCCAGTTTTGGTTTGTTAACCCTTACGAATCTTCGGTGCCAGACTGCCCTGTATCCACAGGATCAGTTTGCCTCCCTCGGGAATAGTCGCGGTGTTGAAGGCGGTGCGCTGGAGTGACGCATCGACTTCGGGGCCGGCGACAATCTTAGCCTTGTCGTTTCGGTCCACCGAGATGGTTGTGGCGATTCTCATGGGT